GGCAAACAGGCAGATGCTTACGACTACGGCGCAATCACCGAGATAACTTTAACAATCGGTAATCAGATGCACATTACTTGCGCTGGCGATAATCCGATTTTAGCCGCAGCTCAGGACAGATTCACAAAAAGCGTAGCCGGACTTTCAGAAGAATATAACAACGGTCAGGCAGTTGGCACAAAAGACTTTTGGATTATTGAAACCTCGAACACCAACTCAATAACGGTCGGCTCAACCAAAACCCAAGTCACCGAGATTGAGTTCGAGCAGAAAACCGATGTTCAGAAAGTCGGGCTGATGTTCACTTGTGAGGGACAGTTATCCGCTACGGCTGTCGTTGACCTTGAAATCACGGTCGATGATGAAGCAAGCTATACATTCGATGTAACCGAAGAAAAAGCGGGAAAAGGCAAGAGAATTTTCACGGCTGATTGCGGCTTTAGAGTCTTAGGCAAAGGCACACACACGGCAAAGGTGTATTTAACCGTTACAGACAACTCGCTTAAATGGAGCGATTTAGTATGAGTTTAACTATTGGAGTAAACAAATTAAAGTTCGTGATATTCGGAAATGGTCACGACTCAGCAAGGAACGATTCGGGTGACGGCATGACCTCATTCTTATACGAATGTGATTATTGTGCCTTTGACACAAGCGGTCAGTATTGTTGGGTGGTAACGAAACACGGAGACCGAGCCGACCAAAAGATAAGAAAACTTGATACTTCCACATGGGAAGAAGTCCCTCATGCGTTCGAGAATGTTGATGTTACCGAGGAAACCGCAAACGGACTCTTAGTCGGAATTGAAAACACGAATAGCAATCTCGGAATACTTGTTATCAATTCTATGCGAACTGTGGTCTTTGATTTAACCACGGACGAGATTTATTACGACTTATCGGGTAACTTGTATCAAATCAGCGAAAGTTATCCCCCTCATGCAACTCTTGTAGGCGACATTATCCGCATAATTGGAGCAAGCGTAGATCAGAGCAAAGTTACCGCACCTTATGCGGTTATCGACCTTGCGAACCAAACTATAACGCAGAACAATCAAGCGGGCGGGTGGACGATATCGGGATTTTACAACGACACCGATATCACGTTCGCAAACAGAACCTATGGCGATCATCGTGCAATATGGGGCGCACGTATCACGGACGGTGGCGGAAATAATCTTCTTTGGGATAACTTCTCTCTTTACAATGCAGACGTTCAGCTTGAATCTTTCTCACATGAAGATGACCTTTATATCCCTACTCTTGTAGGCGGTGAGTGGCGGTTCGGCAAGTACCCGATACCGCCCGACCTCAATACACCTTCTCCGCAGAGTTATATCGGCATAAATGCAAACACGTTGGCTTCACCCCCTGTTTATACAAGGGGCAGAACGTGGGCTTCATTCCTTATGACAGATAATTCTTTGGTCGTTACCGACTTTGTAAACACAGCCGTTTTATACAACGGAAGTTCCCCGAAACTTACGCCTATGGTTATGGGCGACCATTTAATCATTTGTGCGGGAAGTGACGGTCACACCTACTTAGCGAGGTATCGTTAATGGCAACATATACACCGAATTACAACTTAGCAAAGCCCGAAATGACAGACCCGACAGAAAACTTTTTGTCGGACTTTGGGGCTAACATGGATATCATCGACCAAAACTTAGGCGGTGGCGGTGGAAGTGGAAACGTTGACGATGTGCAAGTGAACGGAGTTTCCGTTCTTGACCCTCAAACGCACGTCGCAGAAATCACGTCGTATAAAGAGGTGACACAGGCACAATACGACGACTTGCCGTCCTCAAAACTCACCGACGGGATAGCCTATTTTATAAAAGACGGTGGCGGCGGTTCGGGTTCGGGCGGTTCTTTCCTGTTGATGATTACCGCAGAAACAGGATTAACCGTGACCGCAACAAAGGACGGAACAACACTCACGGCGACAGAGGTTTCAACGGGAGTATATGAGGTCGAGGTCACATCAGCGGGGACGTGGACTTTATCGGACGGAACGAACACAGAGACGGTCGATGTTGGAATATACACCGCTACGCTTTCAAGTGTTCCCGAAGGTTCAACAGTTCTCCCGACCGATGATATTCAAATATGGTTAGCGTGTGCAAGAATAAATGATAAGTCTTATACCACGTTAGCGGAAGTCCTTGCAGATACTACTACCTTGCTTGCCCTTATCAATTCCCCTAACGCAGTTGACTACATGGTTAGGTCAACAACTTGGGCGAAGGGTGCTTCCGTTCCTGCAATGACTTCTGACACTACACCGAGTGGTGTATGTAGTGCAAGTAGTGTTTATTCGGGATATCCTGCTTGGTATGCGTTTGACGATAACTTCTCATACTATTGGAATAGTGCCAATGCAGGAACAAGTGATTACATTCAGTATGAGTTTCCTCAGAAAGTAAGAGTCGATAGATTCAAAATTATAATTGAGAATAACTCTGTCGCAGGATTTCATAACCTCACTCTTTCTTGTGGCGATACTGAGTCTGATTTAGTAAATCATGGTAATTTCACTCTTGAAGCTTCTACTGATTTGCAGACGTTTGAAATAAACGCAGACTTGAACGCTAAGATATTTAGACTTACTTCACAAGCTGAGTCAGACAAATACGGCTGTGTAAGATTACTTAATTTCTATTCCATCGGTATCACCGATAACTCAACAGCAATGTCCTACATCGGACTCAATAACTACTGTGCTAATACCCTGTTAGCTGACAGTACATGGTGCGAATCAATCTGTAACAGCGAATACTTTGAGAGTGTGCTTAATGTCAAAGTTCCTAAAATGACGGGTACAACAACTCCTTCGGGAGAGGTTCTTTTCTCAACAGAAGATAGCACTGCAAGAGCGTGGAAAGCCTTTGATGAAATTACCGCAAGTGATAACCGTTGGACTTCACTCGCTTTGCCCGCTTATATCGGCTATGACTTTACCGAACCCGTATCAATAGTTTTTGTGACTATGGTAAACAGAAGTGCAACGGCGGTTAAATCTCCTAAAAATGTCGAATTGCAAACAAGCGAAGATAAGTCAACGTGGAACACAACACAGAGCTATGTGAACACGAATAATGCCGTTAGTGCTACTACCAAATACATAGCCCCAAATTCCACAAAGGCAAGATACCACCGTTGGTACATCACTTCGGCTAATGACAACGCAACGAACAATAATATTGCGGAACTTCAATTCTACGGAAGGAAAGATATATAAATGGACGATATAAAAGCACTCGAAAAGAGAATATCGGTTCTTGAAAATCTCGTTGCCAATTACATCAAATCGCAGACCGACCGCAGACAGTACGACGGCTACGAAATGGACGGAGTACACAAGACCGAGGGCGAACATGGCGAAGCGATAGAAACCAACACATTGGATATGACAGACGTTAGAACCGCACTTGAGGAAGTCTACGAAATGATGTTAGGAGAGTGATTTTATGGCGAGAATATATGCGACAAGTTGCGAACGTGACGGGAAGAATTTTAACGATGTACCCGCAAGGCTAAAGCCACAAGTTCGGGCGATAATTGAAGCCGACGGCTATATCATCAACGATGACGGAACGGTCACGAAAGGGGAAATATGAGCAAGATTACTCTAAACGGCATAGACTATGCGGGTGGTTCGAGCGGTGGTTCGGGTGGTCATACAATCATTGACCAAAGTGGCAACGATATGCCGAGTCGCACAGGCTTACAGTTTATCGGGGCAAGTGTAGCCGATGATTCTGTAAACAATAAAACCGTAGTGACTATCACAGGCGGTGGCGGGGGTGGAGTCAGTAACTTCACCGAAACCGTACTTGCCACAGCTTCAAGTTTTTCAGATATGACGGTCGATTTTTCAACCGCTTATGACGCATTCATCTTTTATGCGAATGATGCAACATTTCAAAAGGCGGAAAGTTACTTCTTCACACGTTCTGAGATAACTGATGCAATCAACAACAACTTCGCAATTTCCTTGTACCCATTCGGAAATGGGGGTATTTGCCAATACAGTATCACCCGAAGCGGGCTGACAAAGTTAAATAATAGTGCGGGATTTTTTATCTATAAGATTGTCGGATTGAATTTCGGAAGTACCCCGCACATTTATAGCACGAATGAGCAAGTTATCGGAACGTGGATTGACGGAAAGCCTGTTTATCAGAGGACATGGACGGGAACAAAAAACAACAATTCAGACGAAGCCGTAATATCTGACCTGTCAAATGTAGATGTGCTTGTTGATTCGAGAGTAACCTTTAAAGGAAACACGGGTTCACAGATTGTACAGTATTATCGAGATACGAATGACCGAGCAAGAATATGGCTTGACGGCGGAGATTTAAAAGTACACATGGACTCGGGTAACAGTTATCCTATCTTACCTATAACTTGGTACATCACGTTACAATACACAAAGACCACAGATTAGCGAGGTAAAGCTATGAATGTATTAGTATTAAAGACCACACAGGACGATAAGCACGAAAGAACTATATCCTCTTTCAACACCAACGATTTAGCCTTAATCAACCTTTACGGAACGATGAGGGCTTGTGTCGGCGATTCTAACGTGAGGTTAGCCGTAGCCGAAATGATAGACGACAGCGGTCATGTGGTTAAGTGCGAGAGGTTTGAAAGACCCGCAGAGGTTAAGACACCCGAAAGCGTAGAAAACAAGAGTGAGGGATAAATTATGCTTGTTAAAGATTTCATCGAAAAGTTAAAACTTGCTCACGATGTACCCAACTACTACAACTGTCATTATCCTAAGAATCTCGGGTATTATGACGGCTCCCGCTATTCGTGGGATTGCTGGAACCTCATAAAATCGGTTCTTAGCGGCTGGACTGACACAAGGGTAACGGGTTATTATGTTCATCCCGACCAGCTTGTTACGGGCGACGTTTCCGGTGCGGGACTACTTGCAAAGTGCACGGAAAGATCAAAAGATTTTTCACAGTTGAAAAAAGCTGGAACTTATCTTTATATTTCCGATAAAGGCCATGAGCATTCCGGCATATACGTCGGTGATTTCACTTATCAGAATGAGGTATTCAACGTCATAGAGTGTACTTCAGACTGGGCGGGCAAGGTTCAGTACACCTACGTCAATGAAAAAGGTGAAAGATACCTTTACAAAGGCTCAACTTCTAAGGGAAGATCGTGGACGGATCATGGACTTCTGCCGTGGGTAGAATACTCAAGTGAGACTCCCTCTATTCCAACTCACCCTAAAGGGATAGACGTTTCAAGATGGCAAAATGGATTTGACTTAAAAAAAGCGTGGAATGAGGGCTTTTCGTATGTTATTATAAAGGCGGGCGGAGCTGATACCTCAAATAAGGTGCCTTATAAAGATTCTCAGTTTGAGAATTTCTATACTCAGGCAAGAGCCGGCGCATGGAAGATCGGGGCTTACTTTTTTGGAAACGCATTCAGCACAACCGATGCCATCAATGAAGCCAATGCTTTTATCGAGTATCTTCAGGGCAAGGCTATCACTCATGTATATTACGACGTTGAGGGTGCGATGCTTAATCAGGGATATACTCACCTGACCGAGATTATCCAAACCTTCTGTCAGACGATGATAAATGCCGGATATGCGTGCGGCATCTATACAAGCGAAAGCCATTTCAATAGTCGATTTGATGATAATAAACTTGTTCTTTTCCCTCATTGGGTGGCAAGATATTCGAGCAAAGAGCCGCACCTTAATAGCATTTCTCTTATCGAGATTTGGCAGTACGGCGGGTCTGTAAACTACATCCGTGATCCTAAGATTGCGGGAACTGTCGTAGATCAGAATGAAATATTCATTGAGTGGGTAGATCAGCCGGATTTACCTAAACAGGAGGTTATAGTCCCTATTCAGGCAAAGGCTTCCGTAGATCAGATAGCCAATGAGGTTCTTGCCGGACTTTGGGGCAATAATCCTCTTAGGCGTATAAGGCTCACAAACGCCGGATTTGACTATGCAGTCGTCCAAAAGAGGGTCAACGAAATAGCGGCTCAGCGTAAAGAGACGGGTAAGCCGTATGTAGTGACCGAGACGGCAAAAACCATCTTAGGTATTACAGTAAAGCGCGGAGATACACTTTCAGCCATAGCAAAGCGATATAACACTACTGTTAAAGCTCTTGCCGAGGCAAACGGGATTAAAAACCCGAATTTAATACAGACAGGCCAGTATATTAAGATTGTATGAGGTGTGGGAAATGTCAGACGAGTATGTACGCAAGGATGTCCACGAGGAGTTTGTTAAGCGAATGGAAGAAGAAGATAACAGACAGAACCACAGGATTACAAAACTTGAGTTGGCTATTGAGTCTATTTCATCCATCGCCACGTCTGTCGAAAGACTTGCTACCAACATGGAGCACATGGTCCGCGAACAGGCGAGGCAAGGTGAAAACCTCAACGATCAAAGCGAGAGAATCCGGAAATTGGAAGATCGCGATGGCGAAATATGGCGAAAGGGGGTATCACACATTGTCATATCGGTTGTTTCCATTGTAATCGGTTATATTGCATGTAAATTGGGTTTACAGTAGAGGAGGAATACCATGAAGATTGATTGGAAAAGAAAACTTACATCAAGAAAACTTTGGATCAGCGTATGTGCTTTTGTTTCACTTCTGATTGTTGCTCTTGGTGGGACTGAGAATGAAGCTGCTCAGGTAGCATCACTTATCATGGCTGGAGCCACCGTAATCGGGTATGTAATTGGCGAGGGACTTGTAGATGCCAACAACAAGGATTCCGGCGATGAATGATAAAGGCAATTCTACAATCCCTTTTTGTGTGTTTGAGGCTATGGCAGATAGGCAATCGCTCACCATTAAGAGATTGTGGATAATGTGTATATTACTGATAATCTTGCTTGTGGGAACCAACGCCATGTGGATATGGTATGAGAGTCAGTGGGAATACTACGAGCAAGAGGTTGAACAGGAAATTGAGGCCGAGGGTGATTTTACCGTTATTGGCATAGGAGATTATCATGGCAAGAGTGAGACAGACAGTGAGGACGAGGCACAGAACAAGACGGGTAGGCGGTAATTCCGGTTATCATACTTGCCCTCATTGTAAAGGAACGGGCCGTGTCAGAAATGTGGGTCGTGGGGCAAGGAAAAGATGATCCCCGACTTACCCAAATCAGAACTCGATGCTTTGATTGAACAATGGATTATCGGCAAGAATGCAGAGCGCGATAGGGCGATTCTTCGTAGACGGCTTTTCGATGGCATAACATTTGAGAAGTTAGCCGAGGAGTTTGAATTATCGGTACGGCAGACAAAGAACATTGTGTATACATGCGAAAGAAAAGTCTTTTCGCATTGTAGCAAATAGCTGGTGTCCGGCTAAAAAGAGCGGACGGGATTTTCCCCGTAGCCCCCTCGCCTCTCGGGACGAGGGAATTACAATAAAACGTATCAAGAGAGCTTGAATCAAGAAAGGTTCAGGCTCTCTTTTTTTTGCACAAAAGTTGCACAAAGTTTGCACGCTTGTTTCATTTCCCGAAAGATTTATCTATGTTGTAATTTCCACATAAGGAGAAAAGACATGTGGATTCATTACAACCCTAACCCGACAGGAAGAAGCGTGGATGATTGCGCTGTTAGAGCCGTCTCAAAGGCACTTGATATTGAATGGGAAGATGCCTATGTTGAGATATGCTCAAACGGCCTTGCTATGGGTGATATGCCTCATGCGGATTCTGTTTGGGGATCTGTTCTTCGTGAAAGAGGTTTCTACCGCAAAACTATACCCAACTTATGCCCGAAATGTTACACAATAAGCGATTTCTGCCGAGATAACCCTAAAGGGGTATTTGTTTTAGGCACCGGAACTCATGTTGTTTGTGTAATAGATGGCGATTGGTACGATTCATGGGATAGTGGACGTGAGATACCTATGTATACATGGTATAGAAAGGAGTAGATCATGGCTTTTTATAATTCATATCCATACCCTCAGCAGTATGGTTATCAACCTCAGCAACCTCAGATGGGCCAGCAGATTCCTCAGATGGCTCAAATGCCTCAGCAACCCACTCAGCAGATTCAGAACGGCGGGTTCCTGACGGCACCAAACGAAGAATATGTCCGCACATATCCGGTTGCTCTCGGAAATTGCGTAACTTTCAAGATCGAAGGCAAGCCGTATGTCATGGAAAAATCAATGGGCTTTTCTCAGTTGGACTCACCAAAGATTGAAAAGTATAGGCTTTCTAAAG